GACTTGCTATGTGTGGTGAGTATACTTCTCGTTATGGTAAAGTCCACACCTGCCAGAAGACGCTTCTAGCAGCAAAAGAGATACTTCCTACAGCAGACCCTCAAGGTCGCAGTGGAAAGGATCCAACACCTTTTGTCTTTGCTGGGCCCGATGAGTTCAAGTATGATACAAGCATTGATATTTTCACTGCTTATAAGATGTACATTTCATCTAAACCATGGGTAAAAGATAATTATCTTCGTATTCCTGATCGTAAACCTAACTGGGTATAAATTATGAATCCTATTGACACAGATCGTATTGCAAATGCACTTGAAAGGATTGCAACAATCTTAGAAACTGGAGTACACATTAGCATTGATCATGGACATATTGAGCATATTGATCATGCCACTATAGATAATGGTGACATTAATACTCATCCTAAAACTTTTTAATGAAACATATTCTTTTTACTTTGAAAGGTTGTCCTTTTAATTTACTTGATGATAAAGAGTTCATACGAATGGTTTTGTTTAGAGCATCAAAAGAATGTAAATCAACACTGCTTGATTTGACAGTACATAAGTTTGACCCTCAAGGTGTGACTGGAATTGCTATGCTTGCTGAGAGTCATCTCAGTATCCATACTTGGCCTGAAAATGGTATGGCAGTTTGTGATGTCTTTACTTGTGGTGATACTTCAGAACCTGAAAATGGTGTAGAATATATGAAAGAACAATTAAAGGCAACTGATATTGTATCTAATGAATTTGTTCGTCCTTTAGAATGATTATGGATAGAGTAACAATGGAACTAAACAAAGAGATGCAAGAAATTTGTGACGAGGGTGGATTTGAATGGACACCTTTGTCTGAAAAGAAACCAGAAAAATATACTTTGACAGTTGATGAAAACGGAATTCTAACCTTCCCCGACGAACTTCTTAAAAAAACTGGATGGAAAGAAGGGGATGTGTTAGAATGGATTGATAATAATGATGGTTCGCTTACCTTGGTGAAAATAGAACATGCGTAATGAATTTCTTTGGGTTGAAAAATACCGACCCAAAACAATTGAAGATTGTATTTTACCAACAAGTATTAAGAAGACTTTCCAAGACTTCCTAGATAAAGGTGAAGTACCAAATCTGCTCCTTGCAGGACCTGCTGGGTGTGGAAAGACTACTGTAGCAAAAGCACTGTGTAACGAACTTGGAGTAGATGTTTATGTCATCAATGGATCCGATGAAGGACGCTTCCTTGATACGGTCAGAAATACTGCAAAGAATTTCGCTTCGACCGTCTCACTTTCGTCAGATGCTAAACACAAAGTCATCATCATCGATGAGGCTGATAACACAACAAACGACGTACAACTCCTACTTAGGGCGTTTACAGAGGAGTTTTCTGGCAACTGCAGATTCATCTTCACCTGCAACTTCAAGAACAAAATCATCGAACCCCTCCATAGTCGATGTGCCTGCATTGACTTTTCATCAAATTCCAAAGACAAACCCCAACTTGCAGCACAATTCTTCAAGCGTCTCCAAGAAATCTTGGATGCAGAAAGTGTTAAATATGATAACAAGGTCCTGGTAGAATTAATCAATAAGCACTTCCCCGATTGGAGACGTGTTCTAAATGAGTGTCAAAGATATTCTTCTTCGGGTACTATTGATCCTGGTATTCTTGCAACCTTTAGTGATGTAAAAGTAAATGACCTTATTAACCATCTTAAAGAAAAGAATTTCAAGGAAGTTAGGAAGTGGGTTGTCAATAATCTTGATAACGACGCTAGTATTATCCTTCGTAGGATTTATGATTCTTTATATGAATCCCTTGTTTCCGGTTCTATTCCTGCTGCTGTGCTTATCATTGCTAAGTATCAATATCAAGTTGCATTTGTGGCGGATCAGGAAATAAACATGCTTGCTTGCTTAACTGAATTGATGGTTGAATGTGAATTCAAATGAAACATCGCGATAACTATTACGTCAAGTTTGATGATGACGAACTGCGGCAAATCTTAAAAGAGATTAGTAATGAAGAAGTTAAAGAGAGAATACGAAGCTCATTGGGAGAAACAATTGATCCTATAGATAAGTTTCATGCAACTATCGCATATTATAATAATGAAGTTTAAAGCATTAGTATTTGTCAGACTACGATCACAGGTTGATGACTCCCCAGGTAATGCTGTGAGAGATGCCTGTAAGCGATTGTCAGAACTCAATATTAGGAAACTTAGATTGGGTAAGGTAGTTGATGTTTGGTTGGAAGCAGAGACTAGAGAGTATGCTGAGAAGGAATTAGAAATGCTTTCTGATAGATTTCTTGCTAATAAAGTTATGGAAGACTGGGATTATGAACTGACTGAGATAGAAAGTTTCCCTCCAGGTATTGCATAATGTCACATGAATTCGACCCATGCGAAGCACCTGTAGATGGAAAAGTTGACAAGTGGGGGTTTACAATTAAACCTACTATATGCGATAATGAAGTTATCACTATATGTCTTAAAAATACCCCTTGTGGTATTGATAAAAAACAAGTAGAACGTATTATTAAGGAGATTGAAAATGAATGTGACATTGCTTCGGATTATCACTGGTGAAGAAGTCATTGCTGAACTTGTTGCGGAAGAAGAAACTTCTATTACTGTGAAGAATGGTCTAGTTGTTATGCCTAATGCTAATGGCGTAGGGTTTGCTCCTTGGGCATCAGTCATTAGCAAACATAAACCTGAAATTGTTATTGATCGTAAATTTATTGTGTATATGGTAGAATGTGAGGATGGTGTAGTTGAGAAGTATGAAAGTATTTTCTCACCAATTGAAACCCCCAGCAAGAAACTGATTCTTTGAATATGACTAAGAAAATGAAAAAGCATCAAATCAAAACTCATTGGTATTATTGGTTCTGGGGTGTGGCAACTATTGCTGTAGTTTCTGGACAATTGTTTATTGGTTCTGGGTATTATAATATGTCTAAGAGTCTTGATAGACTTACTGGTGTATTTTATACTGTTATTGAACGATGAAATCTCATAAGACTCCTCTTCGATACCCTGGCGGTAAAAGTCGCGCATATATTAAGATGGATCCTTATATCCCTGATTTGTGTGTCTATAATGAATATCGTGAACCATTTCTTGGTGGTGGTAGTGTAGCAATTCATATTACAAAAAAATATCCACATCTCAAAGTATGGGTAAATGATCTATATGAACCTTTATATAATTTTTGGAGGGTTCTTCAAAATGATGGCAATGCTCTTTATGAAACACTATGTGATTTAAAATCTAGACATCCAGATCCAGTTTATGGTCCACAAAAAAGTGGTTTTGAGTATCCTGCAAAAGAACTATTCTTAAAATCAAAGGAGTATTTAAATGACGAATCCAATAATGATTCTTTACAGCGTGCTGTCAGTTTTTATATTATCAATAAGTGTTCTTTTTCTGGTCTCACCGAATCCTCATCCTTCAGCAAACAAGCAAGTAAATCCAACTTCTCATTGCGAGGAATCCAAAAACTCCCTGGATACACAAAGATAATTGAGAACTGGAAGATTACTAATGTGTCCTATGAGAATTTGATGGACAATGAGGGTGATACCTTTGTTTATCTTGACCCTCCATATGATATTAAGGATAATCTTTATGGTAAGAAAGGTTCAATGCATAAAGGATTTAATCATGATAGGTTCGCCAAGGATTGTGATGAATGCTTTATGCCTCAGTTGATTAGTTACAACTCTGACCAACTGGTAAAGGACAGATTCAAGATGTGGAGAACTGGTGAGTTTGATTTGACTTATACTATGAGGTCAGTCGGTGAGTATATGAGAGAACAAAAAGCAAGAAAAGAACTATTACTTTTTAATTATGAAATGTCAAGTCAAACTGTATAAGGCAGGAACTACTTTTACTGAAGAGGTAGTTGCTACTGATTATCAAGATGCACGTAAGGTTGCCCTTCATCGCAATCCTGGTGCTAAAATTGTGAGTGTTACTGCAGTATTTTAAATAATGGAATTGAAAGATTGGTTGAACTCAATTAACTTCACCAAGGAGGATTTGTCTGAAGATATCAAGTCATATCCTCCGTATATTATTAATCGTTGTTTGTCTGGTCATCTTGATTGCGTTCTATTCGCTAATGAGATGAACAAGTATGCCAACTTAGATAAAGATATGCAATATTCTTTCTATCTAAATACTTTGAGGAAAAAGAAGAGATTTTCTCCCTGGCTCCGTAAGGATAAAGTCACGGATTTAGAATGTGTAAAACAATACTATGGTTATAGTAATGAAAAGGCATCACAAGCTCTGAAGATCCTGACTAAAGACCAGATTAACTTTATTAAACAACGACTTGATATTGGAGGAACAAAATGACTACTACGGTAGAACCTACAGTGAATTGGTCTCAGGACCAAATGGTAGAAGTCTTTTTAAATGAACCAGATGATTTTCTCAAAGTTCGTGAGACACTAACTCGTATTGGTGTTGCATCACGTAAGGAGAAAAAATTATATCAATCTTGCCACATTTTACATAAACAGGGTAAGTATTATATTGTTCATTTTAAAGAACTCTTTGCCCTTGATGGCAAAAGAGCAAACCTTACTGTAAATGATGTACAGCGTCGGAATCGTATTGTTAGATTGCTTTGTGACTGGGGACTTGTAACTGTTTTTGATGAAGAAAGAGTAAGTGATATTGCTCCATTAAATCAAATCAAAGTCCTGGCATATAAGGACAAAGGCGAATGGATTCTTGAGCAGAAGTATAATATTGGTAAAAAGATTAAACCACAAGAGACGCCAGAATAAATAATTGTGTGTCTTTCGTGCGGCACACTCTACAATCGGAAACCCGCAGACCTCCCTTGACAGGGGGGTCTTTTTTTGTTATGATGTATACATAATAAAACATTGATCGTTGTTTTTACAGGGATCGTATTTAATTAATTTAAAAATGACAAGGAAAGTAAGGTTTGAAAACCTAACGGTAGAGGATGTCAAGTCAAAATTAGATAAGTTGGATGATCCACTTATTGATTTCCCACTACTAAAATTCGTAAGATTTTCAATAGAATACCTCAAACATCTAATATCTACAGACAACGGATGTAGAGGAGTAAAACAAGAAAAAGGAAATGTTCATGCTCTTAATGCTTCCTTTAATGCGGGAGGATGGGATTTATTAAAATGGCCATTCCCATTTGTTGTTATAGACACGTTAAAAAAATTAATTGATCGTAGACATTCTCACGCTGCTGCTAACCAATTAGCAATTTCAAAAGTACCTGGTGTTGAGTATGTTGAAGTGGACGATCATAAGTATAGTTTTTTAAAACCAGAATCAAAATTAACTTTAGCAGGTGTTTATATAAATGCCACTGATGGCACAACAAACGCTGTTCAAGATCATTTTATTTTTGCTTGTGTTAGAGTATGTCAGGAGAATAAACTTGATCACACTAACATCAAAATAGTAAGAGAGATTCTTGATTTGATGGGAATCAAAAAAAGGTACAATTATATTGGTGCTATTTCTGCGGTAGAAAATTCTATCGTCAAATGGGGTGAAGAACCCACAAGAATGACAGAAAACTCCACGGAAGAAGAAGTTAGAGATTATGTAAAAAATGAAGATAATCAATTTGGTGACAATAAAACCGATAAAAATGGTACAAAACTATTCACTATGGTTGCGGACACAAACTTTAATAAAAGGTACGCTTGGGATTTACTTCGTCATCTTTGGGAAGCAGAGAGAGATGGATATCAAGTTAAAATACTCATTCAATCTAGGAAAGGAAATGCTCTGGGTGTAAAAACTGATAGAGATGATCTATTTTTTAAAATGGTTGAATATTGTGATTTAGCATATAACAGTTATAAATCTCATGCTGAAGATATTATTAATACTAAATTTAGAAATGTTTTTCCTGATTGGACAGTTGATTTTCCATTAAAAGGACCACATAGTTTAGGTGGTGAAGTTTATATTCTTCATCAACTTGAAGGTGAAACTGAACCAACTCAAGTAGATTTTGTTGACTATATGGAAAATGATAATGATAATGCTAATTTATCTTCTTTTTTCGGAATAACCGAATAAAAAACTACGGGGTTCACCACCCCGTTTTTTTATGCTTTGTTATAAATATATCGGATGCCTTCGGGGTCCACAAAACACAAACTCGCTTTTAAAGGAGCTACAATAATGGGAAACC